GCTATAAATTCAAACCGTCGGTGTGGTACGAAGAGCAGCATATCGCCGATCCTCTCAAGTGGCGGGAGGCATGGAGGACAAGCAAGAAATTTCTTGGTCGGATACGTGGCAGGGATTTCAAGTTGTCTGTTCACCCAGCAGATCAAATCAGCGTAGGCGGCATCAAAACAATCCTCAATAACTGGGAAGCGTTTGAAGGATTTATTCCCGATGTGATTGTGATTGACTATGCGGACAACCTTGCCCCGGAAGACCGTAAGGAAGAGTATCGTCATCAGATCAATCGGACGTGGAAAGGACTCCGAGCGTTATCCCAAGAAAGACGATGCTTAGTAATCACTGCCACGCAAGTCAACGCTGCTGCATACGATCAGCAGACATTGACTCAGAAAAACTTTTCAGAGAACCACCTGAAGTTTGCCCATGTCAATTCAATGATCGGTTTGAACCAAAGTGGAAAAGAGAAGCACGCCCAGCTCATGCGGATAAATATGATCCTTGCCAGAGAGAACGAATTTTACAGTGAAGAGGAGGTGAGTGTCGTTCAGTGTTTACGGAAGGGCCAGCCGTTGGTTTTTTCTTTGTAAATAAACCTTTAATTTTTTAACAACAAAAAATATAATAGATTGGTCGGCCAATAAAAGGCCACAACACAAACCCCAAAAGGAGGAGCAGTCATGTCGAAGAAGTCCAAAATTGAAAAGTCAGAGAAGAAGGAAGTTGTGTCGGAGAAATCTGAGAGTGAGAAAACTGAAACATCATTACAGAAATTGGCCGGAGACATCAATAAGACCTTAGGTGTCGAACCGAAGCTAGATTTGGATGATGCTGAGTTGGAAAGTCAAGTCAAGGAACTGATGTCGGAAATTCAGGCGGGTGATGCTCTGAAGCCAGAGTCGTTCACTACGCTGAAGGAGATAGGCTGGGGTCAGAAGGTAAAGAAGGTGAAGAAGCAAAAGACGAATCCTGTCGACAAGGGTCAGAAGACGAGCAAGAAAACGGAGACAAAGGAAGGTCTGTCGTGCTACGGTCATCGCGGGGCAAGGGCGACTGTCGTGGATGAATACGCGAAAGGAAAAAACTCAGTATCTATTGGTGCCTGTGCTGAAGCCACCGACCTGCCGACCGGATTTGTGAAAGCTCACCTTGCCAAGCTGGTCAACAATAAGTTGGCCGTTTTCAAAATCAACGACTGAACAAGAACCAGGAAGGGTTTGGCTGGGTAGTGTCAAGAAACTGTAGGCACTACCCAGCCCGAATTGTATGATGAAAATAATTATTGGCCAAGGCATTTCCGGGCTGTCCTGTCTTTTTTATTCAGGACAATCCACTCACATTATTGGACCCTCGGCTCCGGCGGCAAGAAATCCTTTCGTTTTCCTTCACAACACTACTTTGGCTGCAGATCTGCTTGATGATATTGGGATGGAGTATAGCCGGAGCAGCGTGAAAGTAACTGTGTCCGACGATACTGAAAATATAGTGAGCGGAAAGACAATTTCATCTGACCGATGGTTTGCAGGAACTGACAGAATTGCTGCAGTAAAAGATCGAGGAGTGCTGCCGATTATCGATGTGTCCACTTCTGATGTTTGTGACAGAATCAGAAAGTCTTGCGAGGATCGCATTATCACAGATAATGTTGTCCAGATCTCACGAGGCAGAACCGGATTTGCTGTGACGACCGGAAGTGGAAATGTGATTCAAGCATCCGAGATAGTCAGCACTGTTCCATTCTGGATTTTCAAGAATTTGTTCAGCGATTGGGAAACTGGTGATCGGATTGACCTTTCGGAATTTTATTTCAGAATAGAAGAGCGAGCTGATGTCAGTAGCAGCTCGATTGTTTATCCTCCGACCTCATCAGAGTTTTCAAAGATAGTAAGCAACAAGGCTGAGCACTCTGTAGGATACGAGCACAGAACTCGCACCAGTGACTGCTATTGCGGACTCCGATTTTTTGGAGAGCTTTCACCACCTCCTCCCGGCATCAGTTTTTTAGGAAGAGCTGCGACAGGCAATTCACACTGGAGAATAGAGGATACGATTTTCTGTGCAAAAAATGGGACAATCATATCAGAGTTTCTCGGTGAGCAGAAGAGATTTGCGAAAGCACTCGATGCTGTAACTACCCAGAAGAAAGAAGAGCGGATCAAAAATGTCGTTCTCCATTTATATTCAGAAGTTGGAGAGCTTCTGAGAGAAATCAATTGGAAGCTGAATGAAAAACCTAGCAAAAAAACGAAAGCCACCTCCGTATTAGAGGAAGGGATCGACTGTATCAAACTCCTGTTCGACATTCTGTCAAGATTTGGGTACACAGACCGGGAGATATTTGAAGCATTTGAAAAGAAGAGTCAAGTTGTTTGGGATAGGTTCCTGTCAGATTTTTATGGAGGATTTTAGCATGAACGTAAAGATGGTCTCGTGGACGATGATGCCGGTCGAAACGATGATGTATGCCTTTGACAATATGCACAACGTCATTCCGGACTCAGTTGGTGAGTATATCTCCAAACAACTGATACGTTTCGGCGGGAGAAAGTGGACAGCCATCAAAAAATCTTTTTTGAAAATGCTCTCTCTGAACCCTCACTGCTCCGTCTTGGAGTTTGTGAATACTGTCTGGTTCATCTCTGGTACGTCGAGAGCTTTCCAGCAGCAGTTGACTCGAACAAGAACGGCGGCATACAGCATCCAGTCTTTGAGGATCGTTGATGTCGGAGATTTTGCTACGGATGGCAGCTATCATATTCCAGATTCGATTCCGGAAAAACTTGTCGGCAATTATCGGGAGTACATGACAAGGTGCCAGGTTGAATACAACGCTATGATAGCACGCGGAGCCAAGACGGAAGATGCCAGGGGAATCCTCCCGCTCAATATCTGCTCGCCGATCACAATGAGCATAAACCTCCGAGCACTCTCTAACATGTTGAGTGTGCGTCTGTGTAATTTGGCCCAAGGAGAATTCCGGCTGGTAGGAAGGAAGATGATCAATGAGGTGGCTGAAAACCTTGGCCCTGAATTTTCAGTACTATTTAAAAAACCTTGTGAAAAGGAAGGCAGGTGTCCAATGCCTATAAACTGCGACAAGACAAACTACAAACTGTCCAAATAATATGATATGGATTTGTCAGTTTGGCTGAAAGGATAGTAGCGTGAATATAAAAAAGCAGATATCCGAAGAGAGGATCGCTTGCGTCATACCCACATATAATAGGGCATACGCCGTCTATAAAAACTTAATGAAATTTTGCGAAAGCGTTTCCGTAAAAACTGATTTTTTTATTATTGATGATTCAAAAGAAGAGCACGAAAGAATATCCGAATCCTGTGTTAAGGCGATTGTTGATGGTAGCTGCCACAGACTTCGACAGCTCGTGATTCACAAAATGAACAAAGGGTGGGGGACATCCTTGAACGAAGGAGTTACAAATGCTTTAGACGGCAGATATCAATTCGTGCTGTGCTTGGATGATGATTGCACGGTCTTGAAAAACTGCGTCGAGAGGTATCTTGCTCTTGCCATCCAAGATCGCCGATATGCTCACATATCCACTCATGATAATTACAGAAGGTTCTGGAGAGATTGGTGGAGGCCAAACTTGGTGCAATTTTATCTAGCCTTGGGCGTTGCAATATTGCAGTCGAGAGTATTTCTTGAGAAGGCAGGAAACTGGGATCCAAATCTCACATATCACAACGAAGGAGACATGGCTTTGAAGGCTTGGAAAAATGGATTCTATTCTGCCGCCGTGTTTGGTCCAATTCGCCACAAGCGATCAGGTGAAAATTTCAAAATTGGCGACACAGAAAAAGCAGTGCGGAATGGCAAGGTGCTGGAAAAGCGATACCCGGATATGATGAAGGTGTCATCAAGGGGATACCTTCTTCGTCGATTTGAGTTTCCACCACAGCCATGGAATCTGAATTTAGAAACTCTCAAGCTGGAAAAAAGGAGACACATACGCCATGAAGATAGCTAACAGAAACTCAAAAATAGATGCGGAATTTTTCCGAGTTGTTGAGGAGATGGTCGAGAAGAAAAAGGATGCTTCTGTAAGGTATGGCGACAAAGTCTGGAACAGTCTTGGAGCACAAGGGCTGTTCGCGGACATCAACCGAAAGTATGGAAGAATCAAGCACGTCATTTGGGACAAGACTTGCAGAATCTCTTCGGAAAAATTTGAGGACACGTGCTTCGATCTGGCTGTGTATTCTCTGTTGATGATAATGTCCCACCGAAGAGTTCAGAAAAGCTGTCGAAAGAAAGGCAGGTTTGAGTGAAAGAAGGATTCCCCCACCTTCATTGCCACAATGAATTCTCTGTGTTAGACGGATATGGATCGGCAAAGCAGTTCGCAGAGAAGGCAGATCAACTCGGAATGAAAAGTCTGTCGCTAACCAACCATGGGAATATAGACGGAGCTGTTCGTTTTGAATCAGCCTGCATTGAGAAAAAGATCCACCCAATATATGGTTGTGAGTTTTATGTTGTTCCGAATATGGGGATCAAAGTCAAGGGTGAGAAGAGATATCACTTGACAGCTCTTGTAAGAGATAATGCTGGGTGGAAAAATCTACTTCAGCTGATAACAATATCGAATCTTGAAGGGTTTTACTATCGGCCGAGAATCTCCCCTGAAGCTCTTCTTGAACACACGAATGGTCTTGTGTTTATGTCGGCATGCTCCTCCTCTATCATCAACTGTAAGTGGGGGATTGACCTTCTTTTATCTTTATTCGATTCAGTAGGTGACAGGCTGTATCTCGAATTGATGCCGCACGATCTTGAAGAACAAATTGATACGAATGCTCGTGCTATCAAGATTCACAAGAAAACTGGAATACATCTTGTAGCAACCAATGATTGCCATTATCCATCTTCGGAAGACTCGGAAAAGCAAGAGGTGCTTCTTGCAGTACAAAGTCATAAAAAATGGAGCGACCCAACTCGATGGAAATTTTCTGTGAAGAGTCTGTATATGATGACGACAGAGGAGATGGAGCAGGCTTTTATGAGACAGGGCGTAGTTGAAGGGTCGGTGGCGGGAAAATCTATCCGGGAAACCTTCACACTTTCGGAAACATTCTCTGGCTTCCACCTTCCAAAGTTTGGAGTCGATCTCCCGGAAGTGAAGTCAATAGCTCCGCTGAGTGATCGGGAAGCAATGAGGAAAATCTGCCGAGAAGGGATGGACAAAAAGATCGTCGCAAACAAGGAGAAGAATCTGATCATCAGCGAGTACTGGAAACGATTACAGGAAGAGTATATCACGATTTGCAAACTTGGTTTTGAAAGATATTTTTTGGTGGTCTGGGATCTGATAAGCTGGTGTCGGTCAAACGATGTCCTTGTTGGTCCTGGTCGTGGTTCTGTTGGTGGCTCGCTGGTGGCATATCTTATGAATCTAACAAAGGTTGATCCAATCCAGTACAATCTCCTCTTCTCTCGCTTCATCTCCCCGGCTCGGATTGACCTGCCGGACATAGACATGGATTTTGAGGCTCGGAAAAGGGGAAAGGTTCGGGCATATCTTGATGCCACTTATGGAAAAAATAATATCTCTGGCTTGTCCACATTTATGTCGATGAAAGGAAGAGGTGCCCTTCGGGATGTATCTAGGGTGTTCGATCTTCCTGTGACTGAAACTGATCTCGCAGCAAAGAGCATCGTTGTGCGGAGTGGTGGCGACTTTCGAGCAGACTTTACAATTGATGACGCCTTTGAAACTTTTGAGGATGGGATCAATTTCAAGAAGAGGCACCCGAAAGAAACTGCTATGGCAATTGCTTTGGAGGGACAGGTAAGAGGAGTTGGTCGACACGCTGCAGCCATCTGTGTGTCGAAGGAAGACTTGAGGAGCAGCAGCCGGTGCTCTCTCTGTATGAGATCAGGTATGCTTGTTGCGAATTGGGACAAATATGATGCCGAACGATTCGGCCTGATGAAGCTGGATGTCCTCGGCTTGAGTGCGCTGTCGATCCTTTCGGAATGCAAAAGGCAGATACTAGAGAATCACAAAAAGGAGATTGTGCTGGAAGACATTCCTATGGAGGACAAAAAAGTGTATTTGGAAATAAAAGAAGGGTTCACAGCTGGTGCTTTTCAGATTTGTTCCACTGGCTTGTCGGGATTCTGTAAGCGAATGAAGGTTTCTTCTTTCAAAGATGTCGTTGATGCAACCTCTCTCTGGCGACCAGGTACGCTCCGAGCGGGGATGGCAACTTTATTTGTCGCTCGGAAAGATGGCGAGCGATGGACAGCTCTTCACCCAATAATAAAACAGTTAACAGCAGACACATTTGGGATCGTTCTGTACCAAGAACAGGTTATGCAGTTTATGTATGATCTGGCAGGTCTTCCTTGGAAGACGTGCGATCTGATAAGAAAGGTCATATCGAAAAGCCAAGGCGACGAACTCTTCAAAGCCTTCAAGGGCAAATTCATCCAAGGCTGTATCAGAAAAAACACGCTTCCTGAAAAAATTGCCGGGAAGGTGTGGGACTCACTATCAACTTTTGGGTCGTATGGCTTCAACAAATCACACGCAGTTGAATACTCGCTGATCTCATATTGGGATATGTGGTTGAAGGTTCATTATCCGGAAGAGTTTCTGGCATCTGCTCTATCTTTCACAAAAGATGTAGACCAGAAGCAGGATCTGATTTCAGAGTGCCATCGACTCGGCATCAAGATTCTTCTCCCAGAAGCCGGAGTGTCTGATTCAATTTACTGGATCTCGGAAAACAAGTCAGTGATCTCTCCGTTCATCGAAGTCAAAGGAATCGGGGAGAAGACGGCAAAGAGTCTATCGGAAAAAATATCTGCTGGTTTTTTCTCCTCCCAGGAATCAAAAGATTTGAAGTCAGCTCAAATGCTATCGTTATTTTCACAGCACAATTCTGGAACAGGAACAGAGAGCGAGGAAGCTGCTGAAAAAAATAGCAAGTTTGTTCTCCTTTGATGTATCCAATTCGCCTATGGGGAGGGTTGGTGGAATTTATGAAAAGCTGTCAAAGGAAGCAAGACTGATTTGCATTAGCGAGATCGATTTTTCCAATAAGGGGAAAAATGATTTTTGGACTTTTGCTCGCATGAAAGACTTGAGATTTGGGTATAGAAAGAGTGTGCGCCAGAGCAAGTCAGAAGGAGGAAGAACAAATACGATGGGCACAAAAGGAGAGCTTGGTGGTGCGTACGGATTCATCGATGACATCAATGGAAGCTGTATGTCAGTTTTCGACTCAAAGGTCTATCAGGATAACAAGCTGCATGTGGAGCACTGTCTGAAAAAATGGATGCTGATAAGTGTCGCTAATGAGGTCAGAAACTATAGTGTTGTGAAGATAAACGAGGCCGTGTTTGAGGACAACCTTGCCACTGGGAGCCTTGGAGAGTTCGCAAAAAAAATCAGACCAAAAGTGGGAGCACTTTCTCCGCAGAAAAAAGATTGTCATTCCTGTCCTTTGAGAGATGAGTGCTCCTCTCCCGTAAAGTATGAATATGGCCAGTTCCGTTTTGTGGTGCTTGGCGAAGCTCCTGGAAGAGAGGAAGACCGATCCGGGAAACCATTCATAGGGAAAAGTGGGAGGATATTATTCTCGCTACTCGAAAGAAAGGGAATTAGTCGGGATGATGTCTGTATTCTAAATGTAGCAAAGTGCTATCCTAGCAGAACAAAGACTCCAAAGCTGAAGCACATCAAAGCCTGCTGGGAAAATAATCTGAAGGCTGCAATAAAAGAAATCAATCCGCTCCACATCCTCGCTCTCGGAAACACACCACTCTTTGCGATAAAAGGTATTGAAGGAGGTGTAACCAAAATCAGCGGCGAGACAAAATGGGAGCCGAAAGTGAACTGCTGGGTTACATGGTCTATCCACCCGGCTTCAGCTCTGTACGATCCGAGCAACATGAGCTTGCTGGAAAAATCTGTGTCGGAGTTTTCAGAAAAGGTAAAGCAATACAGTCTGTAGGCTTTAAAATTCACCAGTCAAAAAATATAATAAGGTATAGAAAAGGAGGTCAGAATGAACTGGTTGGAAGACGTACAAATCGATCCGGATGCGCTGGATGTGGAGTGGTTGAAGCAGGCTCGACTGTTCTTAAAGTATGCAGAGAAAGCAGCAGATGCACGAGCTGAAGTTGATAGGTCGAAAGAACGGTTGGATGTTAAGGAAGCTGAATTGGCTTTGGAAATCCGAAACAATCCTTCCAAGTATGGCATCGAGAAGCTGACAGAAGGCACGCTTCATTCCTTGTTGCTCATCGACAAATCACTTGGCATCTTTCGTGATGCTCTTAATGCTCAAAAACACGAATTGGAAATACTTCAATCGGCAGTCCGGGCGATGGATCAGAAGAAGTCAGCACTTGAAAATCTGGTACGCTTGCAAGGTCAGTCGTACTTTGCGGCACCAGAGTCGCCCCGCAATCTTGGAAAGGAGTGGGCAGAGGAAGTAGAGCGTGGTTCGGCAAGGAACAAGGTAAAGAAAGTTTTACGACAGAAAGGAGAATAATGTTGTGGATTCGTTGCGAATAGGGTTGGCCATAATTTTCAGTTCCATCTTTCTGCTTGTGTGGTTATACATAGCAGCAAGAGTGACTGGATTTGGTGTCGCCCGTTCGTTATGGGAGTTCAAGCGGAAGTTCAGAAACAAAGGAGTGAAATGTGAAGAAAAAAGTGACCAAGAGCAAAACAATAAGCTTACGTGATCGAGTTCGTAAGCGAGCAGAGACTCGAAAGAACATAGGAGGATCAGATACGTTAAACCTTCCGGAAAGTATTGAATTATACAAACCGGAAAAAGGCACAGTGAAGCTGTCAATCATCCCGTATAAAGTTTCGGTAGATAGTCACCCGGAAGTGAAAAAGGATGAGCTGTGGTATGAACGAACTTATCTTATCCACCGTAATGTCGGATCAGAAGAAAGGACCATTGTTTGCCCTCGCACTATAGGAAAGAAATGTCCAATCTGTGAAGAGCATCAAAAGCTCCGTCGTGATCCGGAAGCTGATGAGGATGTGGTAAGTGGTTTGCGTGCGAAGGAACGTGAGCTGTTCAATGTAGTATTCCATGGAGAGGATGATGTGATGGTGTTTGATGTAAGCACCTTCCTTTTCGGTCAGTTACTTGAACAGGAAGTTCGAGAAGGTGATGAGTCTAATGCTTCGTTTGCTGATACAGAAGGTGGCAAAGAGCTGAAGATTCGGTTTGACAAGAAAAGCATGGGATCGTACGACTTCATCGAAGCTACCCGGATTGATTTTCTTGATCGGGCAGACTTGGAAGATGAAATTGTGGATGCTGCTGTTGACTTGGACAAGATACTGAAAATTTTATCGTATGATGAAATTGAGGCTTTGTTCAAAGGTGGTGGTGAAGTAGATGATGACGAAGAGGAAGAGGAGGAAGAAGAAACTATTCCTCCCAAGAAAAGCAAAGGCAAGGAAGCCAAGCTGCCAGAAGAGGAAGAAGAGGAAGAAGAGGAAGAAGAGGAAGAAGAAGATGCTCCTCCCAAAAAAGGTAAGAAAGCTAAGTCACCAGTAGAAGAAGAAGAGGAAGAGGAGGAAGAGGAGGAAGAAGAGGAAGAGGAGGAAGAAGAGGAAGAGTGCATAGCTTGTGAGGGCACTGGCAAAACTTCCAAAGGAAAGAAATGCCCAATTTGCCAAGGCTCTGGCAAGTTGCAAGAAAGTACTCCCGATGAGGAAGAGGACAAGGAAGACGAGGAAGAAGAAGATGCTCCTCCCAAGAAAACCGGGAAACGAAAGATCAGCCGTAGATAATAATTGAGTGAAGGATCACCGGCTGGGGAGTCACTAACCAGCTAACACTCACTATGAAAAAAATTGTGCGTCAAATAATTCGGGGAGCAAAAAAAGAATTGGTCGTGACTCCAAAAAAGTTCTTTCCGACCGGCTTGACTGTTCTTGATCTTGCTCTTTCTGATGAGTGTGGAGGATTTGGTGCTGGCAAACTTGTCAACATTATCGGAGATCATTCTAGTGGCAAAACATTCCTTTCGCTTTCTGTTTTGGCAGAAGTGGCGAAAGCCTTTCCTAACTACAAACTTATTTTTGACGACGTGGAAGCTGCTAATGAATTTAATCTTCAAAAGTTATTTCCAAATTGCTCCAAGAAAATTCAACCACCATGTAATGAGGAAGATGGATCACCGATTCACAGCCGAACAATTCAAGATTTTCAAGCCCACATCCAAATGTTACTAAAAAAGAAAGAGCCGTTTATTTATGTTTTAGATTCCTTTGACGCCTTAACTTCTGATGAGGAATTGCAACGTGCCGACAAGATGTTGAAGGCAAGAGAAACAGGGAAGGAACTAGCTGGCTCCTATGGAATGCACAAAGCAAAACATTCCAGTGAAATTCTCCGAATGATTGTAAGTGGCTTGAAGAAAACACAAAGTCTTGTTATTATTATCAGCCAAACACGCGACAACATTGATCCAATGTCATTTGCCAAGCGGACGCGATCGGGTGGGAAAGCACTTGGCTTTTATGCGTGTTACGAAATCTGGTTGGCAATGGAAAAAAAACTGCGAATGGAAGTAGAAAAACGGAAGCGTATCGTGGGCGTGATGTGCCGAGCAAAGATTACCAAAAATAAAATGACTGGAAAATCACGAGAGTTATCTTTCCCTGTATATTACTCTTATGGATTGGATGATATTGGGGCCAGTATTGATTTTCTTGTAGAAGAAGGAATGTGGAAAAAACTTGCTGGAGGAAGAATTGCTGCCGGGATTTTTGGAAACGAGTTCACCCGCTCTTCACTGATTCGCTATATTGAAGAGGAAGGTAAAGAGCAGATGTTGAAAAATATCGTTACTGCTGCTTGGGGAAAAATAGAAATAAGCATGTCCATCCAACGAAAACCAAAGTATAATTGATGTCTAAAAGAGCCACTATATTATTTGACAGCTCTTATGTGGGTTATCGGGCACACTATACAACTGGAGCACTAGGGCAAGATGATCCGACTGGAGTTGCTTTTGGTTTTTTATGGGCAATTTTATTAATGGCTGAACGGTTTAAATCCAATCAATTTATTTTCTGTTGGGACTCGGCGGGATCAAAGCGAAGAAAAGTTTTCAAAGGATACAAGCTGGTGCGGCGAACGTGGACAGATGAGCAGAGAGCTGAAAAGGAAAAAATTTTTTATCAATTCAACCGACTCCAGCATGACATCCTTCCGGATATGGGATTTACAAATAATCTTTCAGTTACAGGATATGAATCAGATGACATCATTGCTCAGCTTGTTATTGATAATCCAAAACGAATGTTCATCACAGCAGCATCCGACAATGACTTGTATCAATTACTTCAGTATAGGAATTTTATAATGTACGATCCAGCGAGGCAGTTGCTATTCTCATCTCAAAGTTTTTTCTTGAAATTCCGTATTACAGCAAGGGAATATTTAACTGCAAAATGTCTTGCCGGTTGTAAATCAGATGAAGTTCCGGGAATACCAGGAATTGGAATTGAAACTGCTTGTAAATATTTGAGAGATGAACTCAAACCAAGTTCTATTGCGCTCCAGAAAATTGCTGGGGCTTCCCTTTCCCTAATGAAGCGGAATCTATTTTTGATCCGCCTGCCGCTTGCTGGGCTTCCTACCCTTTCGATTTCACCGAATACTTTGTCAGAGGAGAAGATTAAAAAAGTTTTCAAGTTGTTACGGTTCGATTCTTTTTTGAATAAGGAGATATTTGGAAGATGGAAACAATTCGTGAAAGGATATAAATGAGAACAAGAACAGAAGAATTGAGAAGAATCAAAGAGGAGGATACAAAGGATTGTTATTCTGATGATTCGACAAAACCATTGATGTTTTGCGGAATAGACAATGGCGTGAGTGGTAGTATCGGCTTCGTTTCTTTAGATGGGTTTTCTGAAATGATAATCATGCCAACATATTCCGAGTTTAATTACACAAAAAAGAAAGCCAAAATAACAAGAATCAATCATTCACATTTAATAAATATATTGGCAGCAAAAAAAAGAAAATTTCAACTCCGAATATTTCTGGAGAGACCTATGGTTAACCCCATGAGATTCAAAGCTTCCGTTTCTGCCATTCGTGCTTTGGAAAATACTTTGCTTGCTTTGGATTATTTGCAATTGAGTCTTATGGATTATGTTGATAGCAGGGAATGGCAGAAGGTAATGCTGCCTTCCGGTTGTAAAGGACCAGAACTAAAAAAAGCAAGTATGGATATTGGCTGTCGAAAATATCCCAACTACAAAACAGTGATATTGAAACGAGGAGATGCCGACGGATTATTGATGGCAGAATGGGCTAAGAGGACAAGCCGATGATATCTACTCTCGTTATTCAAAACTTCCAAAGTCACAAACTCTCTAAGCTAAAATTCAGCAATGGAATCAACATCATCCACGGACAATCCGACTCCGGCAAGACAGCGATTTTTCGTGCTCTACGCTGGGCTGTATTCAACCGCCCACTTGGCGATGCCTTTCGCTCAAATTGGGGAGGAGATTATACAATAGTTGAAGTGACACTTGATAATAATCAATGGGTGTCCAGGAATAAAGGGAAGCAGCAGAACAATTATACTATCGGCGGGAATGAAAAAGAAGAGCAGGTGTTTTCAGCTTTGAGTACTGGGGTACCAGATCAAGTTGTTTCTGAATTTAACTTATCGGATATCAATTGGCAAGGACAGATGGATGCTCCGTTTATGCTTTCGGAAAGTGCGGGTGAAGTTTCCCGTCAACTTAACAGCGTAGCTGATCTGTCAAAAATAGACTCCTCAATAGAACAGGCTAATCGTTTTTTACGTCAGGTGAAAGCGACAGTATCCGAGCATATTATTTTGAAAGGTGAAATTTCTGAGCAGTTGAAAGTTTATGCTGATGTGGATGAGATGAACAGCATACTAACCTCACTCGAAAAGAAAAAGAGCTTGGCGGATACTTCCAAAAATAAGTTTGACAAAGGAATGAGTTTGCTTGCAGACGCCGAAACAAAAAGAGTGGAGTTGGAAAAGTTACCAAAGCTGGAAATGGATCAAGTGGAAGCTGTATGTTCTGGAGTTGGAGAATTATTGATACTCCAAAAGAAAATCAAGACTTTGTTGGATAGAATGGAAGGGAAACAAAAAGCTGAAACCGTTCTCCAAGAAATTGGCAACATACCAGACGCAACTAAAATTAGGGCGAGGCTGGAAGAGCTACTCGAAGCCAAGCAGAAATTTACAGTAGCAAATGAAAAACTCACCGAGAAGGAAGACCTTATTCAAACATTGGAAAACTGCCAAGTGAAACTTGTGGATGAAGAAAGCCTGTTCACCAAACTTTTCCCTGATGTCTGTCCCCTATGCGGAAAACCAAAATAAACAAGAAGGAATCAAAAATGGCCTACGACTATATCCTTGCAGCCGACCTCCACATCCGGGAAGACATTCCAGCATGTCGGACGGATGACTTCATCAAAGCTCAATTCAACAAATTATTATTCATTCGGGATCTGTGCAACGAAAACAATTGCCCATTATTAGTGGCCGGGGATTTGTTTGACCATTGGAAGCCAAGCCCGTTTCTTTTGTCCCGATGTCTGGAACTTTTGCCAGAAAAGGTAATCGCAATAGCCGGACAACACGATCTGCAGAACCACTCGCTGGAAAACATGTATAAAACAGGCTACAACACGCTTATACAAGCAAAGCGGGTAACTACGGCCACTGACCCCCGATCACCCCACCTCGACCATTCTACAGGCTGTTTTGGCCTATCCTATGGGGAAGTTATGCCCCCAGAAGTCAGAAAGCTGCCAAAAGGGAGTATTTTGCTGCTCCATACTCTAGTTTGCGCCAAAAAGCAGCCGTGGCCGGGAGCAGAAGCAGCCGTGGCGGATAGCCTGTTTTTAAAAACAAATGCAGTTTTGATTTTGACTGGAGACAATCACCAACAATTTGTTATCCACTCAAAGGACAAAAAACAGCTCTTGGTGAATCCCGGTTCAATAATGCGCACCACTTCCATTCAAATGGATTTTCAACCAGCAGTTTTTGGCTGGAAGGAAGGAAACAAGCTGACGAGAATACCGTTGCCGATTGAGCATGGCGTTGTCCAAAAAGTAAATAAGCCAGACGCCGAAGAAAAGGAGAAGCGTTTTGAAGCCTATATCCGGCAGATGAAATTACACATGGAAGTTGGATTGTCTTTCACACAAAACATGGAAGAGTATTTGAGCGTGAACGAAATTAGCAACAAAGTAAAAAAGATAATATGGGAGGCAATGGGATTATGAAGAACAAACTTGACCGGCTTGCAGAGATCAAAGAGAAGATTGAAACCTTGAAGCAGAGGAAAGCACAGATTGAAGGTTCGCTGGAATTTATTAATAAACAATTGATCGAAGAGTTTGAAACTGATGACCCAAAAAAATTGAGCAAGCTGCTTCTCTCACTCAGAGAAAAACACGATACATTGGAACAGGAAGTTTCTACAGGCTTGCAGGAACTTGAGGAGCAGTTGTCGTGATGGATATAAAGCAGATCCGGGAATCTATAAGTCGAAAAACTGGCGAACGTAATTTGTTGGTAAAGCAATCAAATAAATATATACATGAATTGAAGGAAGCGGAAACTCTTCAACACTCGATAGAGCAAGCTGTTGAAATAATTCAAGTAGTTGCCCAAGCCACCCAGAAGCAACTGGAATACCATATCAGTGAAGTGGTCTCGCTTGCTTTGTCTGCTGTGTTTCCCCGGCCATATAAATTCGTCGTCAACTTTTGCTTGAAGCGAAACCGAACAGAAGCTGAACTTGCTTTAGAAGATGATGACGGGAATCAAGTGAACCCGATGGATGCGACTGGAGGTGGGGTAGTGGATATTGCTTCCTTTGCTCTTCGGATTGCTATGTTGAGTTTGAGAAAAGGAAAACTTCGCCCAACAATTATCTTGGATGAACCATTCCGTTTCCTTTCCTCTGATCTCCAAGATAAAGCTGGCGAGATGTTGAAGGAAATTAGTAGCAGACTTGGGTTACAATTTATCATCGTAACTCATAATGAAGCATTGGTTGGATCAGCAGATGAAATTTTTTATGTTTCAAATAAAAAAGGAATCTCTATTGTAACTCAATGAAATTTTATACACAAAGAATTTATGTCTAGTGTACGAAATGCAAAAAGGAAGCGGAGGTGGTATGAAAGAGATTGACAGAATGCGAAAACGCAACCTAATGAAAAAACTAGAACGGGAAGGACTAATTGCTGATAGCATGGATGTCCGAATGTCCTTGGTGAAAAAAATATATCAGAAAGAGATCACAATTGAACAATCGCGGGCCGAACTTAAGAGAATCAGGCGTAACGCCAAAAAGCACGGACAAACCACACGCGATAGAGTATGGGCACAAGGGTAGACCGCAATGACCATCACGCTACACCCGGAGATAGAGCGGCGCGTGAGGGTAACAGCCAAGGAGCTGGGGATGACAGTGAGTCAGGTCGTGGAAGATGCCGTCAAAAGGTTCGTGGGATTGGAGGGGATACCGATGGATGATGAGAAGGTGTTTGGGAAATCATGAGTGACGCAACCGATGATATGGAAACTGCCGGAATTGTCGAATCCACGTATTGCCACCGACACAGACGTGGCAGGGGATTATGGCCGCACGAATGCCCGGATTGCCGAGCCGAAATGGTGAAGAGACTGAAAAAAGAGAAACAAATATCGACAACAAACAGGGGTAATTTTTACAACATAAAGACAGGAATTGAAAAGTGTAAAAAAGCTCAACAGGGATTCGGGTTCTGATTCTAACAGGAAAAAACAATGACCAATGCAACCGACAAAACAAAGCATGAAACCAAGCATGATGAGAGAGCGGCCGCTCTAGTGCGGATATCTGACTGGACGATTAGCGTGATCGACACGCTTAGGCAAATGGAGCCATATCTAAAGAGGCGGATCGAGGAGTGCGAGAGCGCAGCCGAGCTTTGCTTGACGCGGAACCTGCTGAAAGCCGTGCGCGAAAAGCTGTTGGAGGGCTAGACGATGATCGACATCTACAGTTGCGCTGACCGTACCTGTGGCGCACCGGATTGCATCGTATGCCGGGGTCGGGCTGCGATAGCGTACCGGCTGGCGCATGCGGGCGAGTACCCGTTGGAGCGCGAGCCGGACGGGATGCTGGAGGCGAAGGACAAATTAAAAGGAGGTACGCAATGATAAAATTATTTAAGAAACAATGTGATCTGTGTAAAAGAAGGACGAAAGCACGTCTTTATCCATATATCGTGGAAGGAATGACGGGTGGCCGTGGTTAGTGAGTACTCACCAACCTTGCGCTAGTAGGGGATAATACTAACATGCGACCACCCGCCTTGAATCAATTCACCACTTCCAACGCCACGAAATAAAAACCCCTCGGCGAAGGATGAAATCAACGACGGCCTTCAACCATTGCGGCACGTCATTCACTCTTGCGGATGAATTCAAAATAGACCCATTTGATCAATTTAAGAACCGCGTTGACTCCGGCCGCCCAAACGAAGCCCAACTCGTATCCGTCCGGAATTGTCTCAACCACGCCAAAGAATTTCAGCGCGTAGAACACAACGGCTCCGACCAACAGCCAGTTGGTTTTCGACAAAAGCTGTGACTCGACAAAACTGACTTCCTCCCTATCACTCATGACATAACTCTCCCTTTTTGCCGCCTGAATTGGCGGGACCTTCCACCGCAACCACCCTCGTACATTGTCACCATCATCCCCATCGTGATCCTCCCTCCGCATATCCTGAATGTCCCGCAACCCGAATCGAATTGACGCTCGCAACTGCATCCGCATCTCGGCATCCGAAGACACCTCCCACCGCTGGAATATATCAACCAGCATCCTGTATCGGCACCCGACTATCGGGCAGGTCTCACCATCCTTCGTTACTACGCATCCGGCTTTACTCATGGTGTCCTCCCACAAAAATGACGGGCACGGCAGTTGTAATACATTGAAGCCCCTTGGTTTCTACTCGTGCCGCCCCGCCTAATTTTGTTTCGTTTCTTTTTTGCGGATATACTATCGGCCACATACGTTGCCACTACGATAACCGGACAAAACGCCAGCAACAACACAATCGCAAACAGTCCTCGCCACAGCGCATCCCACCACCCATCCCGATATACCACGACCGGTCCTGTTGCGTTTTTCATCGCCCTGTTAACTCCCGCAACTTGTAGATCACACCAAACCCGATCACACTAAAAATACCCAACACGATAAACCCAACGGCAGTAGCGAGTGCAACAGACTTGGTTCGCTTCGCAATGTTGAAGCATGAACGTATCCATGTTATTTCGTCCCCAGAAAACACTTGGCAGGCCGGTATATGCGCTGCCATGTGCTCACCGATTTGACGCGCAAGGCAGCCCAACTGTTCATCAGTCAATCCCATTGATTCCATTTTTCCGGCCTCATTTCTTACGAACACAGGTTCCCGCCTTTGCGCGTGGGCCAGTGCCGTTGCGTGGGCCAGATGCTCTGCCCCCATTACCGCGACCGCCACCCGTTCCCCTGCCGCGCCCTACACCACTTTTTGATCCACGTCCACGCATGATGTCCTCCTTTTATTATGCAACCCACTCCAAAAACTCGCAGGTAGCCCACACCGCGCCAGCCAGTAGTAGCATGACTATTCCCGCTATTATTTCGCGTATGGTTTTCATAGTAGTTCGCACTCGTTCGTCACACGGCAGCGTCTTCGGGGTTCGGCTTTCATGCAAACCATCCCAAAAACTTGCAGATAGCCCATTCCAAAAACTCGCAGGTAGCCCACACCGCGCCCGCTGCCAGTAGCATGATTACTACTAGCATTATGTTGCGGATGGTTTTCATTTTCCTAAATAAAATCCCTCGAACGTGGCAACAGAAGACGCTTCATTCGTTATGGTATTGCCGAAACGAGCAGTGAGTCGAACATTGACAATATCGCCGGTGGTACCGTCCATGTAAATAATTCTTCCGCCCATATCCCAGAGATGTAGCATGTTCGCTGTTGTCGTACCTGACGGGAATCTCACTCGTTTCATGCGACTTCCGTCTTTCAAGATTTCAGCGTCTAAAGTGTCTTCAGCGGCATTCGCCTTGCCGCGCACCTCAAAACTCGCACGAACAAGATAACGGCCTGCTAATTGCGGTGAAACAGAGTATCCAGAACAAAACACC